ATGAAAAAAATGATCTTATCGACAGCTGCTCTTTTGACGATTGTTTCCCTAGCTGCTTGTTCAAACAAACAAGACACAAAGAAGGAAACTTCAAACAGTCAATCAACGACTAAAGTGACGAGCAAATCTGCCAACACTTCAAAAAGTAAGGATACTTCAACAGATTCAGAAGAGACTTCATCTTCTAGCCTCTTAACAGACGCTGAAATCAGCAAGGCTAAAACAGTTGGAGACTTTAAAAAGTTGTTTGCAAAATTAATGGATCAATCTGTTTCTATTACTGAAGAAGCAGGTACTTCTGTGACAGGTTCTGCAAAAGAACAATACGATGCAATGATTAGTACCTTAAAGCAAGGATTAGAAAACCAAAAAGATATCTTTAATGAAGGCTTGGAAAGCATCGGTTCAGATAGCACAGTCGTTCCTAAAGAAGACCGTGAAGCTTTGATCGAAATCTTGAAAGATGCTCGTGAAGAGTTGGAAAGTACTCGTAAAGAAATGAAAGATATGCAGAAAGAATTGAGTAAATCTCCTGTTGCTGATGATTCTAGTGATGATTCAGATTCAGATTCTGAAGAATAAAAAGAAGAAAAGGTTGGAATTTCCAGCCTTTTTCCTATTTTTTTTCGAATGATATAGATGAGGAGGTGGGCCTATGTTTATTGCCATGGATAACAATCAAAAGCGGTGGAACTGTATGGAAGAGATCCCAGCTGTGACAGAAGGGCCCTTCTATTGCTTGGCTTGTCATAGTCCAGTGCGTCTAAAAAATGGCTCGGTTCTAAGGGCTCATTTTGCTCATGTAGAATTACAGCATTGTCCCTATCATCACGAAGCGGAGAGTTTTGAACATCTGGAATTGAAAGCCAGTCTTTATGACTGGGCCTCTAAGGAGTCTAATACGGAAGTAGAAAGTTATTTAGCAGATTTTCAACAAATTGCCGATCTTTTGGTAGTAGACAAGAACTTAGCTTTGGAAGTGCAGTGCAGCTCCTTATCTTTAGAACGCTTGAAGGAGAGAAGCGATGATTATCGATCCCACGGTTACCAGGTCTATTGGTTACTTGGTAAAAAGTTGTGGCTCAAGAAAAGACTAACAAAGCTGCAGGCTGGCTTTCTTTATTTTAGTCAGAATCGCGGGTTCCATCTTTGGGAATTGGATCTGACAAAGAAAGAGCTACGTCTGCAATACCTCATCCATGAGGATTTACGAGGGCGATTGCATTATCAAACAGAAGTTTTCCCTTTTGGTCAAAGGTCTTTACTGGAAGTCTTACGGACCCCTTATCTTTCGCAACCCATGCAGCAAATGGCAGTCGAGCTCGATCGTACATTTTTAACGTATATACAGCAGCAACTCTTTTATCGTCACCCAAAGTGGCTGAAGCTTCAGGAAGAACTCTATTTGCAGGGAAACCATCTGATGGAACTGGGGCTGGATTTCTTTTATCCTCTTTGTCGTCCGATCCTTTCACAGAACTTGCTTCAAATTGAAGAGGATGTAGAAGGTTACTACCAGCAATTTATGACCTATTATCAGTCGCAAGGGATCCAACCTGTTCAGATCCTCTATCCCCCACGTTTTTATGCTCAGCAGAAAAGCTAACTTTCTAAGATAGAAATCCTCCCGAAATGTTCATTTTTATGCTAAAATAGTAACACTAGCCCCCAAGGCCTTGATATTACTGACTTTTCAATGGGGTAGGAGTGGCTGAATACGGGATTGAATACGACATTTTTATATTACCATGTATTCAAGCAGTTTATCCACTGTATCGGTCCGCTGCTCTTCCGTTATATGAGTGTATAGATCCAGCGTGATCTGGACGGTGCTATGTCCTAACCTATCAGAAATGTTTTTAGGTTCCACGCCCGCGCTAAACAATAATGAAGCATGTGTGTGTCGGAGCCCGTGGGGCGTGATTGGTTTTAGTTTATGGTCAGCGATGAAGCGTTTGAAATAACGAATGAAATTATGAATGTGTACCCACTCGCCCCGCTGGTTTGTAAAAATAAAATTTTCATCGCCTTCGAAATGCTTGCCGTTTTTGAAGTGAATCTTTATCTGGTCCTTTTTCCAGCTCTTCAAAATTGAAAGGGTGGTAGGATCAATAGAAATTACGCGCTTGCTATTTTTGGTTTTGGGCGTCTGAAGAGTTTGTTTCTCTTTAATTCGGGCCGCCGTTTTATTGACAGTTATTTTTTTATTCTCGAAGTCAATATCGGACCATTTCAAGGCGAGGGCTTCCCCTTGTCGTAAGCCAGTATAAGCCATTAAATGCACCAGCGGGAAGAAATAAGATAGCGTGGCCGTTTGAGCTAGTTTTAAAAACTCTTTTAACTCTTCCTTGGTCAGAAAATTCCCCTTCCTTTGGGTTTGCCGGCTCTTTGGCTTGATTACTTTATCAAGAGGGTTTGTATTGAGTATATCCATTAAAACGGCGTACTTAAAAATTCGGTTGATAACTGATAGATAATGATTATAGAGTACATAGTTTTTACTCAATTCAATAACGACTCTTTGACAGTATGCGACTGTTATTTTTTTTAGCTTCAACTCTTTAAAATGTTCTTCAGTCATTTTCTCAACTTTTGACTTGACGTTTTCAAAAGTGCTGGGCTTTACGGTGGTTTTATAATTTTCTAACCACAGTTGAGCTAGTTCTTCGAATGTAGGATCTTGAAATCCGTCCGATTGATTCGACGGAAGCCCGTTCTCTTCCACGTCAAGCAGCAAATTTCTTTCGGCTTGTTTGGCTTCTTTCATTGTTTTAAAGCCCCGGCGCGTGGTTCGCCGTTCTTTTCCGGTTGCTGGGTCAATTCCCAGATAGGTCTGAAATAAGTAACGAGTCTCCCCGTTTTTAGTTGTATATTTTTTTATCATGTCTTCCTCCGTTTTGGCTTGCCCGCACAATTGAAAGAACGAAATGATTTTGCTATACTTAACTTATATCATGTTTTCCCCGTGGCTTGTTCTCGGGGCTTTTTTTATTTATTCGAAAAACAGTTTAATATTATCTGCTTGCGCGTTGGTGATCTTGGCTTTAATTGTCTTGACTTCGTTTGTTTCGATATTCCGCAAGTACAACTTAGCAAGTCCGGGCTTTTCTTCGGTAGTAGTAACAGAGGTTGAATCTATTTTACCTTTACGTTTCCCGGAAGCGCCTATTTTGGCACCTACAACAGTCCCAACTGGGCCAAATGCTGAACCAATTGCAGCCCCAAAAAACGCACTCCCTTTTTTTCCCTTCTGTTTGGTCGTCCCGGTCGTTTTTGTGTGTTCTACGATAGTAGATCCCTCAAATTGAAAGCCTTCAAATTCAAACAGCTCGGGAGTGTCTGAATAAAAACCGATGTAATATTGTCCATCGATTGTCTTTCGAATCGTTGTATTTCCGAATGAAATTTTTGTCTCTTGAGCAGCCTTTTTTCTCATTTCATTCATTGATGAAAGTCCATCTGCTGTTTTTTCAGTTGCTTTTTTTGCAAAATCCTTGATTTTGTCAAAGTCCATGTTTTTTCTCCTTCTATCCTACTAATCGATAGTATTCATCTATTACCATTAATTCATCGGCCGTCGTTTTGAGCTTGTGGCGCTCCATAAAATGTACATAATTAAACTCGCTCGCGTCCCCGGCTTCTAGTTCTTCCTTCAATAGCGCGTGTATCATGGCCCTATTGGCCTCGTTTTCGCACTTGATCGGGTTTATGGTATATTCGGCCGTCGTGGGCTCTAAATGCCCCAACTCGTGCAAAATAACGCGTTTCTGAGCCTCTTTAGTTAGTGATTTATTAACAAAAATGATCTTCATATCAGATAAGATCATTCCAGGCCGTGGCCACAGTTCATTGTCAAAGTAAGCGAGCGTGACGCCCGCTTCGTGACAAATATCTTCTAGTCTCATAATCTTCCTTTAAAATAGATATCAAGTATATTTTCAATCGCTTCAATATCTTCTTCATTTAATGGTTTTCCGTCAAATGTTTTTGCACTCTTGGCTAACTCGCGAAGATCTAAGTTTGAAAGGTCCGGTTCGGAACTTGCCTCACGCCCTCGCGGGACGTCATAACCCATTAACCAAGCCTCGGAAACATTAAAAGTCAAAGCTAAAAGAGCGAGCTTCTTTTGGTCTGGCGCCTGTACCCCATTTACGTATTGAGAAAGAGCACTTTTTCCGAGTTTGACCCCTAATTTTTCTTGAAACGGTTTTGAATTATTGATAACGTCGACTTGTTTCCAATTCTTTTCGCTCATTAATTCCCGAAGTCTATCAGCGGTTTCATATTTTCTCATGGTGTTCATCTCCTTTTTTCTACTATAGTATAACACACAAAAAGAAAATAAAAAATAAAAAAGTTCAAAAAAAATGAAAAAAGTTGTTGACAAAGTTCATGCCACGTGATATACTTAATTCATCAAGTTCATAACACATGAACAAAAAGAAAGGAGGGATAACATGAGTAACGATTATTCAAAACTCTTAGGAAAGATTACCGAGAAATTCGGGACACAAGCTGAATTCGCTAACGCCTTGGGAATATCAGAACGAAGCGTATCGCTAAAACTGAATAATAAAGTCTCTTGGAAAGATAGTGAGATCGCGAAAGCGGTTGAAATTCTCGAGATTGATCCAGAGAATATCCCAGCTTATTTTTTTAAGTATAAAGTTCAACAAGTATGAACTAAAAAACGCCGGACAAAGAATCCGACGCTTGCTTAAATATCTACCTTAATTATATCAGAAAGTGCTTGCCCGCACAATTGGAGGAACGAAGAAATGGAGGAGCTATACTTGCCACCCTTGATCTCGGACGAGATCGCGAAAGTCTATCTCAGATCGATCGTGGATATCGTGAGAGATGAGGTAAAGAAAGAAATAGAAGAAAAACAAATGCCACTGGATCAGAAAGCCTTAATGAAGAAATTCGGCTTCGATCACGGTTACATAAAGAAGCTAGAACGTCGAGGGCTCGCGTTTCGAAAACAAGGAAAGAAGAAAATGTACGATGTCGCAGACGTTTACGAAATTTTAGAAAAAGAAAAGGAGTATATAAAATGAATGAAATTATTATTTCTGGGCAAGTTGCCGGAACTGTTGCGATCGGGGGCGTGTGCTTCATCGCTGGCCTAATCGTATCGTGGAAGGACCACAAGAAACGAATGAAAATCGCAAAGAGTGAAATGCTCAAAGCTATCGAAGAGGGACTTCCAGAGCACAACGCACAAGTCATTGAGCAATACGAAGACGAACTCGCAAGCCGTCGAAAAGCTATGAAGCTCTATACTGAATCGCCGGAGGTTCCCTTCCATGTTTGGTAAGAAAGCCCGCAAGATCGAGCAGCAAACAAAGGCGCTCAATCGCTTGTGGTTTATCAATCTGCAACAGACCGAAATTTTGAAAGCCACGCTTGAGCGGGAAGAAAGACTTCTTGACGAACTCGATCGTCTGAAAGGAGAGTTAAGAAATGGTAACAATCAATAAGCTCGAGATCGAAAACGTGAAACGCGTTAAAGCGGTCAAAATCGAGCCGTCAGCAAAGGGGTTGACAATCGTCGGGGGAAACAATAACCAAGGCAAAACAAGCGTATTAGACGCGATAGCGTGGGCCTTGGGTGGTAACAAGTACAAGCCTTCGCAAGCTCAACGCGAGGGGTCAACGATTCCCCCAAGTCTTAAAATCACGCTATCAAATGGCCTTGTCGTTGAGCGCAAGGGCAAAAATAGCGATCTGAAAGTTATTGATCCAAGCGGAAACAAGGCCGGCCAGAAATTGCTTGATAGCTTCGTTGAAGAGCTCGCTCTTGATCTTCCCAAGTTTATGGAAATGACGAATAAAGATAAAGCTACAACCTTATTGCAAATTATCGGGGTCGGAGATCAGCTCGTCCAGCTTGAAATGGAAGAAAAAACCAAGTACCAAGAACGACACGCGATCGGCGTCATTGCGGATCAGAAAGAAAAATTTGCTAAAGAGCAGCCGTATTATCCAGACGCACCGAAAGAACTCGTTTCAATTGCGGACTTGATCCAACAACAACAAGAGATCCTTGGACGTAACGGCGAAAATGCTCGCAAGCGTCAGAATCTCGCGAGAATCGAAAACGACTATCAAGGGGCACTCGCAAACGTTGAGCGTTTGGAAGATATGCTCAAAGAAGCCAGAGAAAAAGAGCAAGGACTCGCGCAAGACTTGGATATTGCTCGCAAAGACACGCAAGATCTGATCGACGAATCGACGCAAGAGATCGAAGATAGTATCGCGAATATTGAGCAGATCAACCTCAAAGTCCGGGCGAATCTTGACAAAGACAAGGCCGAAGAAGACGCGAAGGTTTACCGCGAGCAATATCGCGAGTTAGATCTTGTGATCGATAGTATTCGCAAACAAAAAACGGACTTGCTCACAAATGCAGACTTACCGCTTCCGGGGCTATCCGTGGAAGATGGAGAGCTCTTATATCTCGGTCAACGCTGGGATAATATGTCCGGCTCGCAACAATTACAAGTGGCGACGGCGATCGTTCGCAAGCTCAAGCCGGATTGTGGCTTTGTCTTAATTGACAAGCTAGAACAGATGGACCAGATCACACTCGCAGAATTCGGCGCGTGGCTAGAGCAAGAGGGCTTGCAAGCTATCGCGACGCGTGTATCAACGGGCGGAGAGTGCTCCGTGATTATCGAGGACGGGTATAGTATTAAACCCGAGAGTTTTGAAAATGGGCTTCTAAACGGGGCAACAAACGGCGCACAAGAAACAGTCGCGCCAACTTGGCAAAACGGATTTTAATTAAAGAAAGAAGGAAACATCATGAAAAAAACAGAAAAATTTATCGTTATTCGTAGCAAAGAAAATGGGTATTTCTTACAGGAGTATGAAAGCAATAATCGCGCTTTGGCCTATAGTTCAAACTGGACCGACGACTTGCGAGACGCTGCAAACAATAGCGTAGAATCTATTGAAAAGCAGGGTGACCGTATGTATAAAGTCGCTGAAGCGTTCGAAGGTGAACTACTCGAAGTTACCGCAACGTATGAGCTCAAAACGCTCGACGGTAAAGAGCCCGAAGATCTGACCGAAAAGATTGGAAAAGCAAAACGCAAAGGCCTAGAAAACCTTCTTCGTGGGCTTTTAGAGGTAAACGACGACGAGGACGATAAGGACGACGAGGAGGACTAAAGAATGCAAATCACAAGAGGAAGGAAGGCACGGGCTCAGAAAGTCGTGATCTATGGCCCGGAAGGGATCGGAAAGTCTAGCTTTGCGAGTCAATTTCCGGATCCGGTATTCATCGATACGGAAGGGTCAACCGATAATATGGACGTGGCCAGAATGGACAAGCCCACAAGCTGGGCAATGCTCAAGAATGAGATCGCGTTCATCAAGGCGAATCCAGACGCTTGCAAAACGCTAGTCATTGATACGATCGACTGGGCCGAACAACTCGCGGTCGATTATGTTTGCGCACAGCACCAGAAAAACGGGATCGAAGATTTCGGCTGGGGCAAGGGCTATACATATGTGCAAGAAGAGATCGGGCGTCTATTAAATAGTTTGTCAGAGCTTGTGGACAACGGGATCAATGTCATTCTGACAGCCCACGCACAAATCAAGAAATTTGAACAGCCGGACGAGATGGGATCTTATGACCGATACGAATTGAAGCTCGGACAAAAGACCAGCTCAAAGACGGCCCCACTAGTCAAGGAATGGGCTGATATGGTGCTCTTTGCGAATTATAAGACAATCGTCATGACCACGGACACCGGAAAGAAAAAAGCCCAAGGGGGCGAGCGTGTCATGTACACTAACCACCGGCCGGCGTGGGACGCGAAAAACCGTCACGGCTTACCAGATCAACTCCCGTTCACATTTGAGAGTGTGGCCCGTATCTTCAACACACCAGCTCCCGTACCAACCGAACAACCGGCACCAGAGCCACAACCAGAGCCACAGCCACAACCGACACTAGAGCCACAAAAGCAAAACATTAACGAGCAATTGCAAGAGGTCGCTCAAGAGGTGGCCCAAGAAATGGGACGGGCTCCACAAGCCGGACTCTTACCGAAAGCATTGATCGACTTAATGACATCGAATAACGTCACAGAAAACGAATTGCAAGAAGTCGCTTATATTCGCGGACACTTCCCGATGGGAACGCCGATCGAAAACTTCCCGAACAATTACTGGGATATGATCGTGGCGAACTGGGACGCGACGCTGGACGTCATTCAAAACCAAGTACGGAAAGATCCAGACTTACCATTTAACACTAACAATTTATAAACCTAAAGGAGAAAATCATCATGACACAACAACAATACAACAACAACTTTGATCGCGAATTCGGCTGGGACGACACAATTCAAAAAGATTCCGAATTTGTCTTTCTACCAGACGGCCTATATTGGTTTACCGTTAAAGAATACGAGCGTGGGCGTCACACGCCGAACCCTCAAAACCCCGGTAAGTTGCCAGCTTGTCCTAAAGCGACAGTACACCTTACTATCGTAGCAAACGAAGGCGAAACAGAATTGCGCCACAATCTCTTCTTACACAGTACAACCGAGGGAATGTTATCTGCTTTCTTTGGTGCTATCGGACAAAAACGTAAAGGTGAACCGCTTCGCATGGACTGGAACGCGATTATCGGAAAGGTTGGAGTTTGTAAGGTTGGATCTCGCGAATACAACGGGAACAAGTACAACGAAGTAAAAGGTATGATCTATGCCGAAGACGTTGACTATACGAAAGTTTTAAACGCACAACCGGGACAATACCAACAACAACCAGCGCCACAATATCAGCCACAACAACCAGCACAACCACAGGGAGGCTTCACAGGAGGGCCGTTCTAATATAGGAGGTTCTAAAGTATGGAGTTAAGACCCTATCAACAAGAGGCGCGGGAAGCCGTTCAAAAGGAATGGGCAGAGGGGCGAAAACGAACCCTTCTCGTCCTTCCGACTGGGACGGGAAAGACCGTCGTATTTTCAAAGATCATCGAAGATCAAGTCCGAGAAGGGAAGCGCGTTTTAGTGCTCGCTCACAGATCCGAATTGTTAGATCAAGCAAGCGACAAGCTCAAGACCGCAACGGGCCTCGGTACAGCCTTAGAAAAGGCTGAAAGCACGTCTATAGGATCATGGTATCGCGTCGTTGTCGGGTCAGTTCAAACCATGCAACGGGAAAAGCGTTTAAGTCAATTCCCGCCCGATTGGTTCGACGTGATCGTCGTTGACGAGGCGCACCATGCGATATCTGACGGGTATCAAAAAGTATTAGGCTATTTTAAAGACTCGAAAGTCTTGGGGGTTACAGCTACCCCAGACAGAGGAGATATGCGAAACCTCGGTTCGTACTTTGATAGTTTGGCCTATGAATACTCGCTAGTACAAGCGATCAAAGAAGGCTATCTATCAAAGATTAAGGCTTTGACGATTCCGCTCGATCTCGATCTGTCAAGCGTGGCAATGTCCGCGGGAGATTTCAAAGCGAGTGACGTTGGAACGGCCCTCGATCCGTACCTCGTACAGATCGCGGACGAAATGGCCAAGTATTGCAAGGATCGGAAAACAGTCGTCTTTCTTCCGCTAGTCAAAACAAGCCAAAAATTCCGCGATATCTTAAACGAGCGAGGCTTTAAAGCAGCCGAAGTAAACGGCGAATCGAAAGATCGGGCCGAAGTGCTCGAGGACTTTGAAAAGGGCCGTTATAACGTTCTATGTAACTCGATGTTACTTACTGAAGGATGGGATTGCCCGTCGGTTGATTGCGTGGTCGTGTTAAGACCGACAAAAGTCCGGGCGCTCTATTGTTTAGACGAAGAAACGGAAATCCTTACACAGCAAGGCTGGAAGAAAGATGTAGAAGTTGGTGAAAATATTGCTGCTTTTGATATTAAAACAGGAGAGATATTATACACACCGGCACTAGCCAAGGTAAGACGACCTCTAAACGAAGACGAATTCTTTTGCTCTATAAAAACGCCATCAATAGATATTCGTGTAACGAATAAACATCGCATGGTATATGATAACAAACGCAAGGCCGGGTGGAAAATCAAAACAGCGGAAGAACTGGCAGAGATGACTTCTGGCAGTTATATTCCTGTAAGTGGACAAGGAAAATTCCGTGGAGTTCCATTAAGTGACAGTGAATTGAGTTTCATTGGTTGGGTAATGTCGGACGGTACAATAAATCCTAAAAACGGACAAATTACTATCACGCAAGGCGAACATCAACCGTGGCTCGAAGAAATTCAGAAAACGATTGATGGGTGCAATTTTAAATACAATCGATTTAAACGTAAACGCGATACTCAATATAAGTCTAATAGCGATGCAATTGTTTGGACCATCTCAAAAGGTAAACCAAGAGCAACTCATAAAAATAGACGAGGATGGGGAGATATTGAACCATATTTGTCTAAAGATTTAAGCGAGAAGTTATCCGATATGACAGAGCGCCAGTTTGATATTTTTGTTAAAGCTTTACATTTAGGAGATGGTTCAAAACAAACGGGGCAAGATTGGACAAGACGTTCTTATCATATTTCTACCGGGAACAAAGTATTTGCTGAGCGTTTGCAAATCATGGCTATCGCTAGAGGATATAGAGCGAATATTGCCCGGCATAACTATAATGCTAACCCTCTCTATGTAATCCATCTCAAAAAAATAGATAGAATCAACATTGGTCAAAGTTACGACGATAGGCCGAAATGGATAAAAGAAAAAAACACTGGCGAAATGTGTTGGTGTGTTGAAACCAAGCAAGGGACATTAGTTACCAGAAGAAAAGGAAAAGTATCTATTTTAGGTAATTGTCAAATGGTAGGCCGCGGGACGCGTCTATATCCCGGAAAAGACGAGCTTCTTTTGCTTGATTTCTTATGGCACACGGAACGTCATGAGCTTTGCCGGCCGGCTCACTTAATTTGTGAGATCCCGGAAGTGACTAAAAAAATGGTCGAGAACATGGAAGAAGAGACGGGCGTCGTATTAGATCTCGAAGCAATGGAAGCCAAGAGCGCAGAGGACGTTGTCGCAGAACGTGAAGAAGCCCTCGCGAAACAGCTCGCAGAAATGCGAAAACGCAAGAGAAAACTCGTCGATCCGCTTCAATTCGAAATGTCAATTCACGCGGAAGATCTTTCGAGCTATGTCCCTAACTTTGGTTGGGAGATGGCCCCACCGTCTGAAAAGCAACTCAAGGCCCTCGAGAAGTACGGTATTTTTACCGACGAAGTGGGCAATGCCGGGAAAGCAAATCTCTTGCTTGACCGTTTGAACAAGCGCAGAAACGAAGGACTTTCGACACCGAAGCAGATCCGCTTCCTTGAGAGTCGAGGCTTCCGCAATGTTGGAATGTGGAACTTTGAGAGCGCAAGAAATATGATTGACCGTATCGCAGCTAACGGGTGGAGAATACCACACGGAATCAGAGCGAGCGAATATGTACCAAATTAGAAAGGAAGGGCATGAATAACGAACGAGAATTTGACCTATTACCACTATTAGACCATATAGACCCTTCGATTCTATCTTATCAAGAATGGATAAACGTCGGAATGGCCTTAAAACATGAAGGATACACAGCTTTTGACTGGGACGAATGGTCCTTACGTGATCCGGCCCGGTATCGTAAATTTGAGTGTTTCAAAAAGTGGGACACCTTCAATGAAGAAGCGGGCTCGATTGTGACAGGCGGGACGATTGTCCAGCTCGCGAAAGATCACGGCTGGGTGAACCAGTACTCAAGCGACAGCGAGGGAGCTCACGAGCTCGACTGGAACGATACAATCGATCGGGACTATCGCGTTATTGATAAGAACTGGATCGAGGGGAAAGAGATCCATGAGCCTACAAACTGGAACCCAGTACAAGAGATTATCAAGTACCTCGAGGCCTTGTTTGAATCGTCTGAGAATGTCGGATATGTCACGGAAAGCTATCCAAAGGTAAACGACGAAACGGGCGAAATAGAGAAATGGCTTCCGACAAAAGGAGCGTATGACCGGACAGCTGGACAACTAATCGAGCAACTTTCCAAGTGTAACGGCGATATTGGAGCCGTCCTCGGGGACTATCACAAGGAAGCGGGCGCGTGGATTCGCTTCAATCCGTTGGACGGTAAGGGGGCCAAAAATGAGAACGTGACTGATTATCGGTATGCGCTCGTTGAATCGGATAGCATGAGCGTTGAGAAACAAAACGCGATCTATAAAGAGCTTGAATTGCCGATCGTGGCCCTCGTATATAGCGGAAACAAGTCCTTACACGCTATCGTGAAAGTGGACGCGGGCAACTATGACGAATATAGAAAACGCGTCGACTACTTATATAAGATATGCCAAAAGAACGGGATATCGGTCGATACACAAAACCGCAACCCGTCGCGCTTGTCCCGTATGCCGGGATTCGAGAGAAACGGCCAGAAACAATTCCTTGTCGATACAAACATCGGGAAGCGTAACTGGGAAGAATGGTATCAGTATATCGAGGACTTAAACGACGATCTTCCAGATCCGGAAGGGTTGGGCGATAGCTGGGACAACCTCCCAGAGCTTGCGCCAGAGTTGATTGAGGGAGTCCTTCGCCAAGGCCACAAAATGCTGATCGCTGGGCCGTCAAAAGCTGGTAAGTCATTCAGCTTGATCGAAATGTCAATCGCGATCGCGGAAGGCAAGAAATGGCTTGAATGGAACTGTACACAAGGCAAGGTCTTATACGTCAATCTTGAGTTAGACCGCGCTTCATGCTTGCACCGCTTCCGCGACGTGTACGAAGCAATGGGACTTCAACCAAACAATTTACAAAATATCGATATATGGAACTTGCGCGGAAAGACGGTCCCTATGGACAAGCTCGCTCCGAAATTGATCCGGAGATCGCTCAAAAAGAACTATATAGCCGTCATTATTGACCCGATCTATAAGGTTCTGACAGGGGACGAAAACAGCGCGGATCAGATGGCGCACTTTACGAATCAGTTTGACAAAGTAGCGACAGAGCTCGGCTGCTCGGTGATTTATTGCCATCACCATTCAAAGGGGTCACAGAGTGGTAAAAAATCAATGGACCGTGCTAGTGGTTCGGGCGTATTCGCTCGAGATCCGGACGCTCTTATCGACTTGGTAGAGTTGGACGTCACAGAGGAGCTATTTACTCAACGGATCAACCACACGGCCACTCGGATATACAAAGAGGCCTTGCAAACGTGTAACCTTGGATATTATAAAGAGGAAGTCAGCCTCGACGATCTCCAAAGTCCCGCGATTATGCGGACACACTTCGAACAAGCGATTCCAAACGTGCTCGATCGGAAGCCTTGGACGGACAAGATCGAACAAGCCCGTCGAGCGATCGAAATTTCGACAGCGTGGCGCGTGGAAGGAACGCTTCGAGAGTTTGCCAAGTTCAAGCCTGTAAATATGTGGTTCTCTTATCCAGTGCATTTTCTGGACGATTCGGGAGTTTTGGCGGATATCGAGCTTGAAGAAAACAAGCCCGGGTGGATAAAAGCTAAAGAAACTCGCAAAAAGAATGCAAAGGAAGACAAAAAACAAAAACTCATAGAGTTCGACGAAGCTATTGAAAACGCGAATTTTGGCGAGCCGCCATCGAAAGAAGAGGTAGCTGAATATTTAGGAACGTCTATAAAAACTGTTGAAAGACGGTTAAAAACATCAAAAAAATACTGGTTCGATAAAAATACGCTCACTATTTTAAATAAAGAAAATGCGACAGAACCATAAAAACGTGGTCGTGTCCGAATAAGACAACACCATAAAATTATGGTCGTGTCTTTGTCTCAAAAAGGACAGACAACACCATAAAAACGTGGTCGTGTCCAGAGACAGACAACTATATATTATATATATAGATAATGTCCTGTCGTCCATCATGTCCATACCTGTATAGACAGGGTTGCTTAAAACGCACCCTGTCATATACAAGGGTCATGGACTAAGCGCGAAAAATAAAATAAAAAAGAAAGGTAAAATAAAAATGTTTATTGCAGTACAAGGAAAATATATAAATGTCAATCATATAATTATGGTTGAAAAGATAGACACAAGTTCTGCTAAGATTTTCTTGAGTAACCAAAACGAACCTATCGAAGTTGCTTTATCTTATGCAAGTATTTTAGGCAAAATAAGCAGAGCTCTTGGAATATTAGAAGAAAGTAGAAAGGATTCCTTATGATTGAGTTCTTTTTGCCGATGGAAAAAATTCCGACGACGACACACCAACAGAAAAAAGTAAACGTGAGAAATGGTAAACCGATTTTTTACGAACCGGTGGAGCTGAAAAACGCTCGAGCAAAATTTGAGAGTTTACTTGCGCGTCATGTACCACCAGACAAAATGAAAGGGCCGATCCGGCTCACGGTCAAATGGTGCTTCCCGATGATTAAGGGAGTACGGTCTGGCCAGTATAAGACAACCGCACCAGATACGGACAATCTTCAAAAATTATTCAAGGATTGCATGAGTGAGGTTGGTTTTTGGAAAAACGACGCACAGGTCGCAAGCGAGATCGCTGAGAAGTTTTGGTCTGAGGTCGTGGGGATCTATGTCAGAGTGGAGGAGTGGGACGATGAATTATATACATTTCTTTAGTGTCGAGCTCCCGGACTTTATGGCACGAAATAACCAAGTGGCGCAAAGCCTCGGTTTCGGTTCTGAGCGTTATTGGTTCTGGACCGTGGACGCGATTGCAGAGATCTGCAAAAAATACCATGACGACGAATTAGTCGTCAAGCAATTCGGGCTCTTGTTTGAATGGCTCGAAAAACAAGCGGAAGGAGTGGCACAATGAAAGAGAAAACGTACTATGAAGTTCTGGAAGAGATGGAACGGAAAAATAGTTCGCAATATGAAACATTGTTAGAGTTGGGCGAGATCTGTTTTTCTTTGATCGCAGGAATAAACCAAGATCAAGTGCGAACTGTTTGAAAGACAGAAGTCACGCTCAATGGTAAAAATTACCAGATCACAATTGAGGAGCATAGCCCATGGAATACGTGAAATATGATCCAAAACAGCGCGAGGCGTTGAAAAAGAACCTTAGGCGCTTGATGGACGAAAAAGGAGTCACAAAAACCCAGCTATCAAGAAAACTGGGCTGGTCCTACAACACGATCGATTACTGGATCCGTGGAGATCGCGTACCCGATCGGACAGGAATCGAGGCTATATGCGATTATTTCGGAGTCTCAGACGTGGAACTATTGGGATCAGAAATGAAAGTCCGCACGTTCGCTTATTATAAAAACGATACGTTGCTTGCGTTTGGCACGATGGAAGAAATAGCGGAACAAACGGGCCGAAAGATCGAGTCCTTGCGGAGCTTGCTTTGCAACTCGAAGCGATTCAACAAGACAACGAAAACGTACATGATCGAGCTCGATGATGATCGACGCTACAGACTCAAATTCAAGCAGTCGTTTACGATCGACGAGTTGAATCTAAAAGGGATTGGGTGGCTCTTAGAAAGCCCACTCGTAGAAGTAGAAGAGGTGGAAGAATGAATAAACAAAAGTTGATTGAACGTATCGATAAGTTACCTTACATTGAGGGACCTATTGCAGATACGGTAACAGTTAATAGAAGCTGGATATTGGAATCAATAGAACAACTAGACGAACCGCAGAAGCCAGTTGTACCGCAGTTTGTGGCAGATTGGTACGAAGAGCATAAAGATGATTTTGAAATCGCTCTATTTCGATGCATAGATCATATACCAAGTGTATACGATGAAGGAGATCTAAACGAATTTGAAGAATGGATCATTGACGGTGAAACCAAGCCTTTTCAAACGTTAGTCAATATGCACCAGTTTGGCTACGAGGTCGAAAAAGAAAAGCGGTATTATGTAAGATTTAAAGGGATGGAAAGTGGTGATTTTAATTACTTAAACTTTATC